GGCGCGCTGTGCTTCACCTACGGCCGGCTGAACTTCGCAGCTGGCACCGCCGCTCGAGGCGGTTCCACCCACGGAAGCGTGTTCGCCTACCTCGGCCCCGACCGGCAGGCATTCGCTGCTGAGTTCGGGCAGTTCGGAGCGGTGGTGATCAGGTTCTCGTGACTATCCGCCATGTAGATCAGTACCTGGACTCGTCTGTTGACTGGGCGATCCTGGCTGGCTGCTTCGGCAATAGCACCATCGAGCCGTCCGACATCGACGGGTGGATTGAACGCGGCGGGGTGTCGCTGTTCATCGAGCGCAAACTTCCTGAGGGTTCCCTCAGGCACGGCCAGCTAATCGGGCACAAGTCCCTGGCCGCGCAGGGCAACACGGTCATTACGTTCTGGGCAGCCAACACGCCGGATGGCGTCCAGGTTCAGCGCATGAAGATCAACGGATCCGGACATGACGGCCAGGTTCACCCCGCGACCCTGGCCGACTTGCGGGCCGCCGTTGACCGCTGGTACTGGCAAGCCGATAGCCAGCGCGGAAAGGCACCGCCCTAGAGACTCCCGGCGGTCCAGTCGCTTCGCAGCGGGCCGCCGGGTGCACGACCCCGCACCACCGACAAGAAAGGCACCACCACATGCGTTACAAGTTCACCGCCGTCCTGGCCGCCGCGTTCGCCGTCCTGGCCCTGGCCATCGCCGGGCACGCCAGCGCGGCGACCGCCATCACCCCCGCCTGCGGCGGGACGTCGTTCTGCGGCGGCCAGACCCTCGACAGCCCGGATCTCGCGCTCGCCGTCGCCACCCCGGTGCCCGTCACCGGCACGAAGGTGATCGTCTCCGTGGGCGCCGCAGACCCGCGCCAGGACTTCCTCATGACCAGCCCGGCGAACCCGGTCAACAACGACAGGCTGTTCCGGTACGCGCCGTCCGGCGTCGCCTCCGGCTACTGCATGTCGGAGCCCAACATCAAGGTCAAGACCTTGATCGTCTTGCGGAAGTGCAACGGCAGCGTGTTCCAGCAGTGGACCCCGGCGCAGTTCGACGGGTCGCTGAATACCTGGATCAACAACGCGTCCGGCTTCGCGCTCGCCGACCCGGACTCGGGGCCGGCCGGGACGCAGCTCGTGTCGCGTAACGCCGGGCTCGGCACCTACCAGGGCGAGCTGTGGGAGTTCACCGGCTGACCACCCAGGCGTGCCCGTGGCCCGGAGGCAAGATGCGCCCGTGTGGCGGTGTCCAGACCGGGCCACGGGTGCCAGACGTCCGTGGCCTGCGCTTTGCAGCCGCCAGATGCGGCGCGGAGGAGCGCGGGCCACGGGCTACCACCCATCACCAGCGAGAGGAAAGCACAACGTGACCTGGACTCTTAACGCCAGCGGCCACCAGCCGGGATCGCACACCGAGCCCGAGCGCCGCGACGCCGAGGAGAAGCTCTACGCCGAGCTGCAAGCCGTGCTGGCCAAGCCCGAGCACGGCGCGTCCAACTCGGCGTTCCACGGCAACTTCGTGCACGGCGAGCCGCACTTCAAGGCCGAGGACAGCACGCAGACGATCGACGGCTCGCCGCCTGAGACGTCCGCCGAGGAGCTGGCCTGACCCTCTGCCTTGATCGTCGCGCCCGGGCACGCTGCCGGGCGCGGCGGCGAGGGCAGCGGCAAGGCCCTCATCCGACGCGCGAAAGGAGGAAGCCAGTGCCTGAGTGCATCCACGACCTAGACCCGGCGGCGTGCTCGGTGTGCTCTGGCCGCGACAAGCGGGCCGAGCCTGACCCGTCGGGCTTCGGTCCTGCGATCGAGGCCCGATTCGACGGCATCTGCCGTGGCTGCGACGGGCTGATCAGGGTGGGCGACATGATCCGGTTTGACGGCGAGGGGAGCTGGGTCCATGCCTAGCCCGCGCCAGGTCGCCTGCCGACGCTGCGGCCGGCCAGTCATCTTCGCCGTCGTCAGCAACAAGCAGGGCAAGCCTCACAGCCGCATGCCGCTCGACCCGAAGCCCGACCCCGGCGGCAACGTCGCCGTCATGCAGGACGTCACCGGGACGCTCACCGGCCGGGTGCTCGGCAAGACGGTGGCGATGGCCTACGAGGCGGTGCACATGCCGCACTTTCCTACGACGACCTGCAAGGTGGCCGCCAGGCTGCCGTTCACCGTCGGCGACGTCACGTACGAGCAGTGGAGCAAGGCCGACGAGAAGCGGTCACGGGAAGCGGCAATGCCGCGCGGCCAGCACGTGCACAACGGACTACTAGGGGACGGGACAGCGTGAGTGGCATCACCGCTAAGCCGATTCGAATGGGAACGGCTTATCCGCGAGCTGGACATGCCAGCGCCGCAGAAGAACGTCGCGGCATGGCTGGCGACGTACGTCAATGGCGAGGACGGCACGAATGCGCACCCCGGAACGGAGGCGCTTATCAAGGCAACCGGGCTAAGCCGCTCAAGTGTTCTCCGGTCGCTTTCCGCATTGGAGGAAGCCGGGTTTATCCGCGTCCTTTCGCAGGGCGGCGGAAAGGGATCAGCCAAGGGCCGCGCGACGGTCTGGGAGCTAGCCGTCCCTGTGGATAACCTAGGCCACCTGGTGTCACACAGACACCTGACGGCCGTTAGTTGAAAGCTGACCAGGTGTCACCCTGACACTGACCAGGTGTCACCCTGACACCCCATCACTTCTTTACCAAGCTTAAACCAAGGTGACCGTAGTCGTCTGACCGGTGTGGAAGGCAGCCGCGAGCTGTGGACAACCAGCAGATTGGAATTGGCGAAATGGCGACCGCTGAAATCAACCTCGACGTATTGCGCAAGCAGATATTCGAGCGGAGCAAGGCGATAATCGACGCCGCTATAACCGAAGCCGTCGCAACCGAGCACGAAACGCACCGTGCCGAGAGCGATTCAATGCACGCCGATATAGGGCTGCTATTGCGAACCCTCGGCATGTTCGACGGCGCACGGCCGCAATCGTCACACGAGGTCATGCTCGAAGCCATTGCCAGCGTCTCGAAACAGGCCGGCCGCATCGAGCAGCTCCGCCAGCTCGCCGGGGCCATGCTCGCCAGCTTCACCCTCACCGGCTCCGGCTACGCCTGCCGCGTCGGCCAGGTGCAGATCGCGAAGTGGACCGCGATCCTGAACGGCGAGCAGCCATGACCCGCGAGCAGCTCGAGGCCGAAGCCTGGCAGCTCGCCCAGTCGCTCGTCTCGGTGATCCCGCAGGAACGCCACGACGCCATGGACGCGCTGCTGGCCGCAGCCGACGCGTACGCGGCCGGTGACAGCGACGGGATCTGCGCCATGCGCCGCCAGGTGCTCGAAGCGGGCGATCGGTGAATGGCTCTCACCGATCCCGAGCACAAGGCCCTGGAGCTAACCGGCCAGCTCATGAACCTGCTCGCAGCCGACATCATCGGCGACGGCCCAACGCGGTCACAGGACCTGAACGAGGCCGCGCTGCGCATCCACGGCATCCAGCACATGATCATGGCCCAGTCGGCAGCACGAGCACACCCAGAGCTGTACCGGCTGCTCGGAGACATCCTCGATGCCTAAGCGATTCTGCATCGAGACCACCAACGGCGTCGTCTGCGGAACGGTCACCAACGGCGACGCCCGCTGCCCGCCATGACGCTGCCCAGGCCATGCCTCGACTGCGGCACCCCTACCGGCGACGGATCACGCTGCCCGCCATGCGAACGCACCCGCGACGCCGCACGCGGCACCACCACCCAGCGCGGCTACGGCACCAGCCACCAGCGAGCCCGCAGGCAGCACGCAGCAGCGTTCAGGCCCGGCCAGCCCTGCGCGCGATGCGGCCGGCCTATCGCCACACTGGAGCAGGCAGACCTCGGCCACAACGACGACCGCACCGGCTACAACGGGCTGGAGCACGCCGCCTGTAACCGTGGATGCAGGCACGCGCAGTGATAACGGACATCAGTGGACATTCGTGTTTTTAGCGGACATGGGGGCCTATGACCCGCTCCCATGGCTCCGTGCAAAAAGTTGAATGATTTTCAGTTTTGGATCAAGGTTTGACTACGCAGCGTGTTGGAGGCGGGTATGGGCGGGCCTGGTAGCGGCCGGCGCAGCAAGCGCGGCGTGGTTGACGTTCCTGCAGGTCAGCCGGTGGTCGTCATCCCGCGACGCCCGGTCGGGCTGGGTCAGCGAGGGGCGCGTGAGTGGGGACTGGTGTGGGCTGCGGGGGCCGCGTGGCTGAACGCCGGGCAGGATTACCCGTGGGTTGAGCAGGTAGCGCGGGCGTGGGATGACATCGCGGCGTACCGGAAGCTGATCCGCAAGGAGGGCCTGGTGCAGACGGGCAGCCAGGGCCAGCCGGTGGCGCATCCGCTGATCGCGGAGACCCGGAAGTGCGAGGACACGATCCGTAAGTGCCTGGCCGAGATCGGGTTCAGCCCGGCGGCGCGTCACCGGCTGGCCCTGGCGCAGGTGAAGACTGCGAGCAAGATTGACGAGCTGGCGGTCAGGCGCGAGAAACGGGCTGCGCCGGCGGCGGTGGTGGTGGTGGTCGAGGCCGAGGTCATCTCGGATCCGGCGGACGGTGACGAGTGGTGAGCCCGCCGCAGTTCCTGACGCCGGTCCCGCCGGCCGACATCGCCCGCGGCGACGGCCCGGAGGTGTGCGGGTTCATCGAGGGCATGTGCCGGGTGACGAAGGACTCGATCGGCGGGCGGGCCGGTGACCTGATCGAGCTGCGCCGCTGGCAGTCCCGGACCACCGGCATGGTCTACGCCCGCCGGGCCGATGGCCGCCGCCGTCACCGGACGGCGGTGGTCGGGCTGCCGCGCAAGAACGGCAAGTCGACGAAGGGGTCGGGGTACGCGCTGCACGGACTGGTGCTCGGCGGTGACGGCGCGGAGGTCTACAGCTGCGCGACGGACAAGGACCAGGCCCGGATCGTGTTCGGCACCGCGAAGCGCATGGTTGAGCTGGACCCGGAGCTGTCGGCGGTGATCCGCTGCTACCGCGACGCCCTGGAGCACCCGGCCAGCGGCAGCGTGTACCGCTGCCTGTCCAGCGAGGCGTTCACCAAGGAGGGCCTGAACCCGACCACGGTCGTCTACGACGAGCCGCACGCGGCGCCGGACCGGGAGCTGTACGACGTGATGTCGCTGGCGATGGGCGCCCGGTCCGACCCGCTGATGATCCTGATCTCGACGGCGGGGGTGAAGTCGGACCGCTCGGGCAGGGACTCGATGTTCTACGGCCTGTTCCAGTACGGGCAGCGGGTGGCGTCGGGCGAGGTTGATGACCCGTCGTTCTTCATGGCCTGGTGGGGTGCCCCGGCCGGGGCTGATCACCGTGACCCGGCGGTGTGGCGCGCGGCGAACCCCGGCTACGGCGACATCGTGAACGGGGAGGACTTCGCCTCAGCGGTGCTGCGGACCCCGGAGAACGAGTACCGCACCAAGCGGCTGAATCAGTGGGTGTCTTCGGCGCAGGCGTGGCTTCCGGCCGGCAGCTGGGACGCGCGGGCAGATTCTGGCCGGCTGATCGCGGACAAGGCGCGGGTCGTGCTCGGGTTCGACGGCAGCAAGACGGGTGACAACACCGGGATCATCGTGGCCACGGCCGAGGACATGCCGCACGTTGACGTGGCCGGGCTGTGGGAGCGGCCGCCGGATGCCGCTGAGTGGTCAGTGCCGCGCTCGGAGGTCAAGGACGCGCTGCGGGCCTGCTGCCGCCGCTGGGACGTGCTGGAGATCGCGTGGGACCCGTACCTGTGGCTGGACGCCGCGGAGGAGCTGCTCGGCGAGGGGCTGCCGGTGGTGGAGTTCCCGCAGAATCAGTCGCGGATGGCCCCGGCGACGCAGCGGTTCTACGAGCTGGTGACCACGGGTGGCCTCACGCATAGCGGTGACCTGCGGCTGGCCCGCCATGTGGCCAACACGGTGCTGAAGTCCGACAGCCGCGGCTCCCGGATCGTGAAGGAGTCGCCGCACTCGCCGCGGAAGATCGACCTTGCCGTGGGCGCAGTGATGGCGGTGGACCGGGCCGCGTTCTGGGCGGGAAAGAAGCCGGTCAGGTGGGCGAACACGGTGTGGTGAGCAGTGTTTAATGATTCCAGCGTGATAGGAGGGGCCGGGTGACCGCTGTGACTGCCACCGCTGCCTGTGCTGACTGCGCGGGCGGCGGTGAGATTAACGGGCTGCCGTGCCGGTCGTGCAAGGGCGGGCGCCGCCCGCCCGCCGTCCGCAGGCGGTTCGGCCGCGGCTGGGGCCTGGCCGCGGCGTCGGCCGCGGGGACTGTCGTGCGGTGGTCGCGGAGTGTCCCTGGTGTGGCGGGCGCGGCGGGTGTCACAATCGGGGCAGCGATGATCACTCATTCGGTCTGGCCGCGTGTCCCGCTGCTGGCTGCCGCGCTGGCGGTCGGCGGCGTCTTCGGCCTGCTCATGGACCGGCAGCTGTGATGGCGGCCCTGGAGAGGTGGCTCAGCCTGGCGGTAAGGACCGGGATAATGAGCAAGGCCGAGGCTCGCGAGCTGGCCGAGCGGGAAGCCATGGCGGCGACACGCGCGGGCGCCCGGAAAATCCTCCGAGACTACGAATCGCCGCCGCTCAATGGCACCCTCGTTCCCCGCGCGTGGGCCGAACAGCACATGTCCGAGCTCCGCGAAGCCGCGGAGCTGTAGATGGCCGTGTTCGCCCCGCCCCGCGAGCGCGCCGCGCAGCCACGCCGCCAGGAGAAGCGCATCGCTCAGCTCGCCTTCATCGCCCCGCCGATCGGCGCCCGGATCAACGCGGTGCAGGAGCTGTACGGGACCGGCTCCCCGGACCTGGCCGCCCGCCACTCGGCGGCGTGGTCGTGCCGGGACCTGATCGCCAGCATGATGGGGATGCTGCAGCCGTGGGCGTTCGCGCTGCCCGCCATGGGGATGCCGACGCCGACGCCGGGCCCGGCGATGGGCCTGGGCACGACCGGGACGCCGGTGAAGATCAAGACCCAGCCGAGCATCCTGAACGAGCCCAGCGCCGACATGGACATCGGCGATTTCCTGTATGCGGCGACGTTCGCGCTGATCCAGGGCAACGTGTACGGGTCGATCGTCGGCCGGGACCGGCTCGGCTTCCCGTCGCAGATCGAGTTGCAGGACAACGGCCGGGTCCAGGTCCGCCGCCTGGCCGACGGCAGCAAGGAGATCAAGTTCGGCGGCCAGGTTCAGCCTGCGGGCACGTACTGGCACAAGTCGATCTTCCGGCCGGCCGGGGCGATGACCGGCCTGTCGGTGCTGCAGGCGGCGCACCGCAGCATGACCCTGGGCGTGAATGCGCAGGACTTCGGGAACGGTTTCTTCGAGGAAGGCGCGCACCCCAGCTCCGTGCTGCTGAACGACAGCACGGACGAGTTCAACCAGGAGGACGCCTCGACCGTCAAGCAGAAGTTCATGGCCGCCGTCCACGGGAGCAGGGAGCCCGTCGTGCTGACGGGCGGCTGGAAGTACCAGGCGATCCAGGTCAACCCGACCGACAGCCAGTTCATCGACACGCAGGGCATCTCTGACCTGCAGGTGTGCCGGTACATGCGGGTCTGGCCGGAGATGGTGGCCGTGCCGATCCAGGGATCGAGCATTACCTATGCGAATGTCGAGCAAAGGGCGCTGGATTTCCTCACCTATACAATGCAAAGGTGGATAACTTGGTGGGAAAGGAAGCTAGGGAACCTTTTGCCCGCTGGTCAATATGTAAAGTTTGACCTTTCCCCATTGCTGAGAACCGACATCATGACCCGCTGGGTCGTCAACCACGCCATGATCGGCAGCCGCACCGTCACCCAGGATGAGGTGCGCGCTGGTGAGGACATGGCGCCGCTGACCGATGCGCAGCGCGATCAGGTCAACGCGATGCCGCTGCAGCCGATGCTGCCGCGGCTCAGCCAGGGATTGTGAGGCCGGGAATGGACACTGAGCGGCGCCTGCGGCGGATGGCGATGCGGGGCGTGCCCGAGCGGCTGGGCTTCTCGTTCAGCCGCGGAGACATGGAGATGCGAGCCAAGCCGAACGGCACCGCGGCCGGGTCGAGCTTCGAGTTCAACGGCTATGCGGCGGTGTACGACGCGCCGTTCGATATGTGGGATCCGTGGGGCGAGCCGTACACCGAGTCGGTAGCGCAGGGCGCGTGCAAGCGCGCACTGGACAACCCGCACCTTGATGTTCCCTTCCTGATCGGGCATAACGATTCGGGCGTGCCGCTGGCGCGGACCAAGTCCGGGACGATGAAGCTGTCCGAGGA